CTGTAAATTTAATTGCTAATTGTGCTTTCTTTGCAGCCCAATCACTTGATGTTAATAGTTCTTTTAATTGTTCCATTAGTTTCTACCTTGTAATGCTTTTGATATTATATGTGATTGTTCTATCAATAAAGTTTTTTTGTTTTCACAATAACTATTACTTATAGATTTTTTATCTGTTCTTGTAATCATATCTTGTAATGTTTGGTTGTAAACATTGGCCATATTATAGATGTCAGTTGTTTTTTTACTTTCGCTGTATATAATCAACCATTCAACTCTTTCATCTAAAGAATCTAAATGCTTTTTCAAAACAGTTATTTCTGTTTTACAATTTATTCTTTTTGATTTTTGTTGTATATCTGTTATAGCGGCAGATTGATTAGCGTCCCAAGCACTAGGCATTAATGCTGATATGCCAGCAAGAGCTAGACAACCTTGTAAAGAAACTGCTAAGAATAAGTATAATATAATTTTTTTCATTTAACCTTTAACCTTAGGATCTACGTCAATTTTAGTTATTGGTTTGTCTGTTAAAGTTCTTTTAGTATTAACTTCTTTATCTTGTTCTTTTTTTAAAGATTTTTTCATAGACTTATAAGTTTTCTTTGCTTCATTTACTGATTCTTTTTTTGTTTCAGTATTTCTTTTTTGCATTAAGTCTTGTAATCTTAATTTTGCTGTAACAAGATCAGCTTTCATAATTGCTTCTTTAGTTTTACTTTCAGGTTTAGATTTATCTAATTTAGATAAGTTAACTTGTAATTTTGATATCTTATCATTTAGATTTGTTAATCTATTTGGACCTGCGGCTTCTTCAACATTTTCTACTTCTTCTTTTTTAGTAGCTGACAATCTTTTCTTTACGTCAATTACTGACATTTGAGTTTGTTTTATTTGTTTTTCAACATCAGTTGTGTCTCCGCCGGCGTTTGCATTTTTTCTATCTCTTAGTTGAGATAATCTTGTAGATAGTCTTTCTAATTCTTTTTTGTTAGTATCAATTTCTTTCATTCCACCTTCTTTGATTTCAACTTCTTCCTTTGGTACACAGTTAGGAACGTCTTTACCATTTTTCTTTTTCATTCCAACCATTTTATAATCTTTCCAGCAAGGATCGTCTTTCATTTTTACTTCTTCATTTTTTTGAGCTCTTTTTTTATCTCTTTCAGCTTTAACACTATCTATTTTTGTTTGAATGGCTGCTATTGCTTCATCACCTTTTTTATTAATTCTTGCCATTACTTTGTCATTAGATAGAGAGGTAATTTGTCTGGCATAATTTTTTTCTTCTTCATCAGTAATTTCTTTTATTTCTACTTCTTCTTTCTTATCTTTTTTATCTATAGCTTTTTGAAGTGCTGGTGGTAATTTTTTTTGTGCAGCAGTTAGTTCTTCTTCTTTAACTTTTTTTGCTTCAGGTATGTAACTCTCGGCTTCAACATAACCTTTTGCTTTATAATCTGCTAATTTTTCTTTTGGTATTCTGATTACTTTTTCTTTATTACCTGGTGCAGCTACTAATGTAGTTTTTTTTTCTTTATCTATTTCTTTTTTAATCCAACTACTATCCATTGCTTCATTTTTAGCATTGTGCATTTTATCTATCTTATTAAAAAATGCTTTCTTCTCATCAGGTGTCATTGAACCAATACCTTTACCTGTTTTTTCTAATTCTTTTTTAAATATGGCCTGGTAATCATCACTCAATCTTTTGATAGTTTCTGATATACTGCCTGGTTTAATTTCTAAATATCTTGTCATTACTTTTTCTCCTTTAATTTTTTGAAAGCTTTTTCTACTGTTGCTTTAGCGCCTTTATATGCTTCTTTTTTAGGTTCTTGTTTTTTCTTTTCATCTGAACTTGAACCAAAAGTTTTATGTACCAATTTATCTAAACTGGTATGAAATTTATCTATCTCTTTTTGATTTAATTTTGGCTCTTCTTGTATTTCTACTTCTTCTTTTACTTTATCAGCAATTTTATGTGCCTTAGTAATAGTAGATTTTTTTAAAGGAGGTGTATCGCCTGTTGCTTTCATAGCAGCGGCCATACCAATAGCATATGGATTTTTAGGTTCTTCTGTAACTTTTACTTGTTCTGTTGCTTTATGTATAACATCTTCACCATCTTTTTTAGCTAACATAACAGTTATGCCTGTTGTATTATTTAATCCAAATTTTTCTGAAGCCTTTTTAGCTGCTTCGTAAGATGAGTTTGCTGTTACACTTGTTTTTCCTTTTTTAACGTGTACAGCTACATATTGGTTTTCTTCGGCCATACCTTCTAAACCAGGAACTTTAACGCTTGTTATTTTAACTGGTGATTTTCTTACTCTTAATATTGAACCAGCTCCAGTTGAAGCAAATGGTATATTTTGTTTTTGTAATTTTTCTAAATCAGCATCTTGTAGTTTAAACAATATATTTTTTAATTGTTGATACTGTGCTGTGGTAATTGTTTTACCTTTTAATGGTTCGTATTCTTTTTTAAGAGCGGCAAGCATAGCATCTGTAAATTCTTTTAATTCTATCTGTTCGCCTAAAACTTTTTTAACTAAAGCTGGATTTAGTTTTAATTCTTTTGCTATATCTTCTGACGATTTACCATCTTGTTGCATTTGATAAATCTTTTCAAAAGTAGTTTCTGTTAAATGTGAAGATTCTTTAATAGTTTCTTCTGTTACTTTTTCATTTTTACTAGAAAGATAATTACCTACAGTAGAAATGTAATCGGTTGCTAAAGTAACTTTAGATTGAACCCAAGCTGGTAATTGTTTTTCATAATCGTTACCAACGTAAGCACGAAGCATCTGAATACCTCGTTCTAATTCTTCTAGTTGATTTAATATCATACTGCCTTCATCATCTAACATATTACCCATAGCAATTGCAATGTGATTTTCTTTTACTTGGCTGTACGCTTTTTTTGATTCTTTTATAAAACTCATATTATTTTTTAGCGTAATCTTTGAAAGATAACATCTTACCTTTAACTTCGTCTATTTTAGACTTATAATTATCGCCGTACCTTTCTCTATATTTATCTATTGTAGCATTTGAATTAGCCCATTCTTCTATATCCTGGGTAGTTATTTGTTTTAAATTATCATCAGGTTTACTTGGTTTATAAGATGTACCTTTATAATTAGGGTCATAACCCGGTTCGCCAGGTGTTGTTTTAGATGTGTGTTGAGCATAATCGTGGCCTATATCATATGCTTCTTTTTTAGTATCAGTCATTTTAATTAATTCCTTTTTTAATTCACCAAACATTTTTTTCTTTTTTTCTTGTATTAGTTTAGGTTCTTCTTTGATTTCTGAAACGGCTTTAAATCCGTAATCTACGTCTAAGTTATATTCTCTTACTGCAACTTCTTTATTAGCTGAAATTGGTATACAATCCCAAATCCAAGATTTGTGTAAACTATTATTCGTATCTTCTAATACAATATAATTTGTTCCTCGTCTTATTACTTTTCCAATTATATTTAATTTGGTGTTATTCACTTGTTCTCCAATATTAAATATTACTTCTCTAATGTATAAATCTCTTACTTGTTTAGCTTCAAATTCTTGTAACGTTTTTATTTTATTTTCTTGTGGTTCGAAATTAGAAGCTAAACTAACTGATAATCCCATACCTTTTCTTACATCAAAAAATAATTCGTTCTTTTGTTTTTCAGATAAATTACCTGGAACTCCTCTTTTGAAATTTTTTAAATCTCCTCTTTTTGCATAGTCTCTTAATTTACTTGCACTCATTCCAGTTACGCCTTCTTCATCTGGATCTCTTTCGCCAGCAGATACTACATCAATCTTTTTAAAATTATAATATCCGTGTCTATTTTTTTCATCATTATATTTGTTTAATATAGATTTAAATTCTCCTACTCTATCACTTCCTACAACCATAGTTATTGATGTGTAACCCATACTATAAATTTTTGTTGCTAATTCTAATACCATATTTGTTGGCATTACTAATATGTGACTAGCATAATTTTTAAATATCATTTGCATCCATTTTAATTTGTCTGATGGTGATAATGGATTTTTAACTGCGTCTTGTGATCTACTTATAAAGATTTTATAATCTGAACCTTGACTTGCAACTGTTCTTATAAGTTTCTCGTGGCCTATTGTTGGTGGATTAAATCTACCAAAAGTAAATGCAAAAGATTTGTTTACTTCTTCTGTTTGTATAGATTGTATTTCTGCATCTGTTACTTGTCCATCTTCTAATATATCTTTTAATTCTTTATAGAAAGTTAAGTAATGATATTTCTCTAACATCTTATATACAACATTTTTAGGTAATTGATTTTTTCTACCAAATGTTTTTATTTCTTCTGGTGTCATATCAGTAGCAAAAGCATCAGCTCTATCTTTTAATACTGTGTTACCAATATCAACTAATTGTTTAATACCATTTTCTATTTCATCTAACTTTTCATTTATTAATTCTTGTAAATTTAATATGTCATCTGGATTTAATTCTTTTAATTCTTTATAGTCTATAAGGTCTCGTTTTAATTCGCCTTGAACTACATCAATCTCTTTAACTCTTTTTTCAAAATCAGCGGCATAACGTTTTGCATCAAACTTAAATTCTTTTGCTTTTCTTATAAATGTATTGTTCTTAATATCAAATACAGCATCTGCCATCTTATCGTTTGTTTCTTTTACATTTGGATCTGTAATGATATAATAGTTAATTGGGTGTTTAGTTCCTGGTACCAAAGCGCCATTTATATTTCTTAATGATTTAGCTAATTCTTTTCTTATTACATCTCTATCAGGTAATGATACATCAAATAAAACATTTACATCTAAATCGGCATCATCTCTATAATTTTTTGTAAGTATTGAACCAACTAAACTATATTTTAATACCGGTCTTATTTCATTAAATTGTTTAATTTGATTTTGTATAATGTCTAATACGGATTGTTTTAATTTTGGATTTTCTGTATCTGCATCATCAAATACACCTTTGGCATATGTTCGTCTAGGTATATCTATTACTGCTTCTTTAATTAATCTAAACATCTTTTCTTCTTGCCATTCTTTCTTTTGCCATCCATCTTTTAGCAATATAACTTTTAATTGGTGTGCCCAAAAATCTTCTTACAACACTATTTACTTTATTCATTGTTAGTGTAACTAATTCTTGTTCTGATTTACTGTTATCTACTACAACAAAGTTTGTTAAACCAAAAAGGTTTTGAAATCTACCTATATTATTTTGAACTGATTGCCAAGAATTTTTTGTAATATATTCTGGTACAACTCTTTCTCTTTTAGCATTTCTTTCTAATGCAACTTCTAAACTTGTGTTTACAAATACCATATAACAATCATAACCTAATAATTGTAATGCACTAAACTGGCGACTGATAATGTTGTAATCTCTACCTGTGGCATCTATAACTAAACCTAATCGGCCCTTTACATATAAGTCTATTTGATTATCTACAATTGCCTTTGCTCTTGTTCTTAATATATCTCTAAAATATTGTTCTTCATCAGGCATAGATAAAGACAGGCCTGCTTTTTTTAAACTGTTTTCTAATATTATATCTGAATTAACTAATTTTAATCCTGTTCCTGTAAATACATTTCTTGCAACAAAAGATTTGCCTGAACCTGGCCCTCCAGCTAAAAAGAAAGCCTTAAATATATTAGGGTCATATAAGCCTTCTGAAAGTATTTGTTCAAACGATTTCATTATGTCAATTCTTTTAGATTAATAGTAAACCAAATATCTAATTTTGTAGCATTATCAACTCTCTTTACACAAAGAGTTAACATATTAGGTGTATTTCCTCCTAACATATTTACGGGTAATACATCATCACTAGTATTTTTACCTATAATTATACCAGTATGAAATAAATTAGCACCGTTTAATGAAAAAGTATTTCCCGTATTTGAACTATACTTATCTTCATAAACACGATATTGAATTTTAGTTCCTAAATTTGTCCAATCTGGTATTGTTGCTCCAGCTATTGTGATAGCTCCATCATACCATTCATAAACAATAGTGCTTGAATTGGCATTATTATTTCCAAGTTCATATTCATATATTTTTGCAATGTCCGATATTGTTGTTGCTGAAGGATTAACACGAATACTTAATACAGGTCTCATTGTATTATCCATAGTCCATCCACGACTTGTGTGTGTATTATGATTATTAAATGCGTAATAATTTCCAGGCTCTTCATAATTTAAAGTAACGGGTAAAGGATTACTTGTACCTACTATATTACCATCTTTTGTGGCAATCATAGGCACTTCATAGATTGTTTTACTTTGATCTAAAAATATTTGTGTATCTTTTCTAAACTGTGCCATTTAACAATTCCACTTTCTTAATGCCAATGCCTTACGAGTCGGTCTACCCTTTTCGTCTTTCATTGGGCCTGGATTACCAGACATACGAGCACAGAATGACTTACGTCTATTGTATGCCTTACTACCTTTTTTTAATTCAGATGGTTTTTTTGTTACAGGTGCTTTTAGATTACTGCCATCTTTACGATTATAATAATCTCTACCTTTTTGTGTTAAACCTCCTGTAGAACTTTTAAGTCCTTTTTTATCTACAGCAGCTTCGTTTATAAATTCTTTAAATGTTTTCATATTATCCTTTTACCCAGTCACGTGCTACATTAAAATTAGCACGACTAAATTCTAATCTATCTACAAGTTTAACTGCCCCTCTTACTCTATCAACAGCAACATATCCTTCTGGATTTGTAACTCTATATCCATCAGGTGTTCTCATAAAATGCCCTATTGATTGTATTTGATTTAACTTACGTATTAAAAAGTTTTTTGCTCTTTGTAATGATATCCAACTTGCGATTGTATAATAAATTCCATTTTTGTTTTTATCTATAAAATTTAAACCATTATCTCTTATTGTTCTGTATTTATTTTTTGTTTCTTCTTTAGATACAGCGTCAACTTCTTGTTGTATCATATTTGCATAATATGATCTAAATGATTCTACTAGTTCTTTTACTCTAGCCATATCTCCTTGTGAATTGCGTATATAAAAATTAAAGAATGATTTTAGTTTATATCCTACAGCCAAAGGATCAGATGTGTTGAAGTCGTTTAGAACTGGTTGTGCTTTTTGTAATGAACCTTCAGCCATAGAAAGAATACTATCAAATTGTACTTGTTCTGTTTTACTAAATGTTGCTGAACCTGAAGCGTCTTTATATGTGGCGTCTGTAACAAACACTGATGCTAATTTTGGAAATCCTTTTATAGAACCAAAGCCTCCTTTTAAACTTTTTAAATTACTTCCGTGATATACTGTATGAAATACTATACCAATTCTAGCTTTAGATATTCTTTTACCTAAATCACTATTTACTGGTACTGCATATGTAATTGTATTTGGTGTAAATGTAAGATAATCTTGTTCGTCTATATTAACTGTTTTTACATCGCCAGGAGTAAATAATAAATCTCCTTGTAGAATTCCTGTAATACCTAGTTTAGATAATTCTCTTAAACATACTATTAATTTTTGTGCTAATACTCCATCGTGATTTTTCATTATATCGCCTGTAGAGTAATTTACTTTTGGAGTTACATTGAATACTGATTTTGTACCAACAAAGAATTTACCATTCTCAGGATTGATACCACATATAACAGCCGGCGCACCGTCCCATTTTACTGTTACGTTTAATCGGCCACCTGTATGACCAGTTAACATTTTTTTGATTGACTTTAGAAAGTTAACGGCATCTTTACCGCCCTTTGAACCTCTATCTATAATAGAATCTTCTAAATGTTCTAAATGTGTATTAGTACCTTTAGTAACGAATCCTTTAAAACTAAACATTTTCCTCTCATATTTCCCATAAATAAAATCAAATTACCCATACACTATATCAATTACTACTATTTATACATACATTATTTTGCAAGTACAAACTTGCCAGACAGTTGTGTTCTAGCTGTGGTATACAAATATACTAATTTACAAAACTGTGTTGTTTTTTCATTCTTTTGATTATACCAATTTTTTAATATTGGATTGACTGCATTAGTTATAGTCATTGCACTTAGTTGTGCTCTTTTATAATCAAATATATCGTATTCATATTTTTTATTTTTTAAAATTACGATTTCTTTTTTAAACTGTTGTTCTGCTATATTAAATGTTTTTAATAATTTTTCTGCTGTTGTTTTATCTACAAAAGACATTAATTCGCAAAACATTTTCATACTACCTATAGAACCCCCCCTAGAATCTTTATCTATAACAGCTTCGATTTTATAAGAAGGTGTTGATGGATCGTGTCTCATTTTTATTTTACCTCCATTAGATAAATTAACTGTTATGTCTCTTGTTTCTCCTTTTGTAGGATATTTAACTATCTTGTATGGTTTCCAATCATTTACACTTGAAATTTTTATATCTTTAATTGCTTCTAATTCTTTTTTTCTATCAAAGTTTATTCTTTCTATTTTAACTGTTCCTGTTGCTAACTTTAAAGACAGTGGTAATAAATCTCCAGAATCTATTAAAGAATTTGTTATACTATTTAAGTTTATAAAACTATATGATGATTGATTCGATTCTGCTTTGTTTAATTCTTTTTTAAGTTCAGTTTTAGCCTTATCACTTGCAAAATATATATCTGCTGGATTCCATTTATTAATATCTCCAAATTTAAGTTGTTGTTTAATTGTTATAGGAGCTTTATTTGCAATTTTAAATATAGAAGAAATAGTACCCATTATCTCACTATCACCTCTAAAGTAAAAAATGTTTTGATATCCAGGTGCTTTAATTTTAAAATCATTATCTATAAATGATATTTGATTGACTAATGCAACAGCAATATTTACTGAGGATATATACCAAGGTTTATTTTTACTTAAAAAATCATCTATTTCTTTTAAAGAAACTGCAGGCGTAGAAATTCTGGAATGTGCAGAAGATATTATTTTATTATATTTTAATTTAAAATCTTCGTATGTATTAAATTTTTTAATATCTAATACTTTGTTTGATTCTATTGTTCCTAATTGATCTGCTATTGAACAAAATAATGCTTGAGAGCTTTCTTGTAATGCTGTTTTGTCGGCCATTTATATATTTATAAATGACTATTTAATATTATCACAAAGAAATTTAGGTATACCACCATTAGGATGCCATTGACGATTAGCATTTTGAAAGTCTACCAATTCAGATATATCTTCTTCAAAAAAAGATTGTCTAACAATTGTACCTGTTGGTTGTTCAACTGCCTGCCAATAGATGTCACCTTTGTTCTTAATCATCTTTTTTTCATATGACAATTGTTCACCTAGGTGACCAGGTCTCCTATCGTTTCTATGAAATCTTACTTTTTGTTTTTTCATATTTTAAAATCCGAAAACTTATCGTAACTTGTTTTCATTGGTATTTCTTTTTGGTTACTATCTACAATGTTCTGTGCATTGTTAGATACGTCATACAATCTCATCTTAGCTCTATCTACACCCACAATAAAAGAACGATTGATAGATGGATCGTTATAACGATTCTTTAATTGTTTAATTTTCATTTGACCTAGTGCTTCAAGTTCTTCATTAGATATTAAAGCAAACATAAAGTCAGCAGTTGCTGGAAGACCAAACGATTCAGAAGTATCTTCTAAACCAATATCTGTGCTTACAAAACCTGTTCTTGTTGTTTGTGTTGCACTGAAGATTGGTAAATTAAACTCAACTGCAAGACCTCGTAGTTCTTCGGCTATTGCCTTAATGAAGAAGTACGAAGAAATATTACCACCTTTAAATCTACTGCTTGAACATATATTTAGATAATCAATAAAGATAACATTAGGTCTAAATGATTTCTTTAAAGCAAGTTCATTGAGTAATGCTCTAAAGTGACCAGCGTGTGCTGATGCTGTTGGATATTCTTTTATAATTAGTTTACCAGCAGTCTTGTTTCTAATTTTTTCAATCTTGTCATCATACAATTGTCTAGGCATACTATGTAAATCGTCCATAGTTACATCTAAAAGATTGGCGTCAATACGTTCTGCGATACGTTCTTCTGCCATTTCCATTGTAATATATAATACGTTTAGACCTTGTGTTAGAAAACTAGAAGCACAGTGACACATAAACAAAGATTTACCTACACCCGTACCTGCAAGAGCAATGTTTAAAGTCTTAGGAGGTACCCCACCTTTTGTAATACGATTTAAGTATGTCAAATCAAATTGATATTTCTTTTCTTTAGTATGATAAAAGTCAAATCGTCTTTCAGCATCTTCTATATAATCGTGACCAATATGATTATCAAAAGAAACAGCCAATGCATCTGCAAGAATACCAGGTATTGCTTCTGGTGTAAGTTTTGGATCTTTCTTATCTAGTATTTTAATACCAGTTAATACTGCGTTATGTACTGCACGGTCTTTACAAAACTTTTCTGTAGTGTCTAGTAACCATTGTAGGTCTACACTTTCATTTGATATTGTATCTAGTAAATCTTTTACTGATTTAAATTCATCTTCGTTTATATCTTTTCTTTGACCTAGTTCTATAACAAGAGCTTCTTTTGTAGGTATGTTTTTATATTTGTTTACGAATATATCTATTTCTCTAAACAATAATCGTTCATTACGATTTGTAAAGTAATCTTCTTTACAGAAAGGTAAAGCCTTTCTAGTAAATGCATCGTTGAATATGAAATTACGTAGTACTGTAATCTCTATTCGTTCATTATTTAAATTCAATTTTTCCATCTGTCAATTGTTTCTCTAATAGTTCTATTAGTATATCACCAATATAATCTATAAATTCCTGATTGTCAATATCTACTTTGTTTGGATTTTTAAAGATATCATATTTAAATCTCATAGGTAATTTGCCATCAGCATTTTCTTCTTTAGCAAATCCTACGTCATCATATCTATATATGACACCGTTGTACTTTTTATCTGTAAGTTTAATACAGGTAAAATCGTCTCCGTCTTTTTGAACAAAAGTATATCTATTCGCTTCCGTAAAGGAACTTTTTCTTTGTTGCTTCATCTATCTGTTTTAATATTTCCTTTGTAAAATACTTTTCAGGTTCATCATTAATAGATTTACCAAACACTTTAGTGCCATCAGGTAACTCGTATCTTGTGGATACTTTTTTGAAAATGCCTTCTTCTTCTGCAATTTCTAACAAACCATAATGGCGATCTAAACCATCTTTGTATGTTAGTCTTACATCAATTTGAGCATTCTCTTTTGTTAACCTTGACTTATAGTTTTTACAATGGATAATATTACCAATCACTTGATTGTCGCCGTCTTTTTCTTTACGTTTACCAAGATAGATGATTGATGAGGCTGCGTATTTAAGACCAGAACCACCACCCATTTCTTTTTGTGGGTACATAGAACCTATTACGTCATATGTGTGGTTGGTCATTATCATTGGAACTTTTGCCCTTCCAAGTTTCAATGTTAAAACTCTAAATGTTGATTTGACAATTTGTGATCTTGTCATATCTCTTGTTTCTTTTCCTTCAGCCGTATCTTCCATTTCTTTTGTAGTAGATAACATACCTAAACTATCTAACACTAACATTAATGGTTTTCTTTTATCTTCTGGCTGTTCTAAATATTTGTCTAATACTTTTATTGATTGATTTCTAAATTCTTGTACTGTTGCAACTGGAACAATTACCATTCTTGTGGCATCAACACCACGTGATACAATCATTTCTTTTGAGATTGCACTTTCAGATTCAAAATAAATTACACCTGCTTCTTTATCTTTATCTAAAAAGTTTTTACAAATACCTAAAGCAAAAAATGTTTTACCTGTTGCAGCTTCACCAGCAATTGCTGTGATTTTATTTCCTGGAAGACCACCAAAAATGCTGCCTGATAATAAAGCATTAAAAGAATATGAACCTGTGTCTATAAAATTTGTTACATCAGCACTATCAACACCTTCACTTACAAGTGAAGCGTACTCGTTGCCTACATCTTTAATTATGTCTTTTAAAAAATTGCTCATATTCTAAGTTCTCCTTTTCACTAGATATTAATACGTATTTGATATTCTCATTATATAACATTTCCTTTAAACTGTCAAGTTCTTTTGGATGGAAGTTAGGAGATATTAAATAGGGTGGGTTCTGAAGTCTGTTGATTATTACTATTTGCATAATTTTTCATTGTATCTTTTTTTAATCTTATTGGTTTCAATTCAGTTTCTCTATTAAGGAACTTATAGTCTAGTTTTACTACATCAAAATCAGCTTGTAGTTTATCTGCTATCTTATAAGGGTCAAATTCTGAGCAGCTATAAACGTCAAACTGCATAGTCCCGGGATCTGTTTCGTCCCATACGTGCATTGCTATATGGCTTGTTTCAATAACAGCTACACCTGTAATACCACGATTACCTACTTTATCACAGTACTTAACATAAGGTCCCATTAAAACTTTCATATCAATAAAAGTTATAAAATCTTTTAACCAGTTTGTTAGTTGTTCTTCGTTCTTTGGTGGGTTTTTCACTTCGGCTCTAATAATTAAATGTTTGTGTATTAACGGTTTGTTTTGTTCCATCTCTCTAAAAATTTTACAATTTATTTTCCACCTCAAATCAATATATATAAGTTTATTTATATAAAATTATTTCTTTATAGCAACAATTCCTAAAAAATTAAAGTTCTGCCAAAAGACGTGAGTCTTAAATCCTGCCTTATGACACATATCAAATATTTCTGTTTTAGTATTAGGTTTCATCATATGCCTTAATTGTACTTCTTTATCTAGTATTTCTTTCTCAGAAAAATTTTTTCTTTTATAATCATAGTACATAAAGGTCATCATATCTTGCACTTGAGGATCGCAACTAAAAGTTTTTTCAGAAAAGATAAATGCGCCACCGTGATTTAATCCTTGATATATCCTATTGATTGTATTCTCTCTATCTTTTGGTGGCATAAATTGTAATGTAAATATAGATGTTACCAAACTACAATTTTGAAAATTAAACTTTCTTACGTCACCTTTATAATATTTTAATGTATTATATAATTTCTCATCATTATCATAGTTACTAAAAAAATCTTCTTCTATTTCTATACCTATATACTTTGCATTGGGTATATGTTTTTTATTTTGTTCTATCATAGACTTTAATAGCTTACCTGTTGAACAACCCAAATCTACAATATTAGTATTATCTTCTACAAAATACTTTGACATAGATAAAACATCACCCCATAAATTAGTATAACCTCTTACAGATGTTTCTATATGATTATCAAAACCTTCTTCTGACGTTGCAAATGTAAACTTAGTCATTATATTTCTCCTTATATGGTTTCAAAACATTATTATAAACTGATTCAGCTAATGCTTTCATCATTAGTGGTGGAACCATTCTACCTATACGTTCAGATTGTTTCTTATGTTCTCCTGTTAATATAAAATCTTCTGGTAAAGACATAATTCTTTTTAGTTCTTTTATTGTAAATTTTCTATCTTCATTATAATGACAAACTCCAGCGATACCTGCTAAATTACCTAAAGCAGTTATAGTAGGACAAGGAAGTTTTCTACTTGTACGTTTTAAATTAAAATGATGTCCTTTGTCGTGATAGTCCATACCAGTTAATACTTTGTCAGGATTTTTAGGCATCTTAGCCAAAGTCTTACCTACAGTTTTATCAGGTCCTAATGCTTTTGTCAAGTATTCTATTTCTTGTTTATCGTTTTCAATATCATCTATTGCTTCACCTAGAGATACAAACTCATCATTTTCTTTTGGAAAAATTGAAGATATATTTAAAAACGAATAACCTATTTTGTCTGCTACATCTTCTCTTAATGCTATAAAAAATGTACGTTCTCTGGATTGAGGTACATTAAAATTATGAGCAGATAATACTTTAGCTGACACGTGATAGCCTATACTTTCAAATGTTGCTTGTATCTTATGGAAATATTCTTTTGCTTTACCCATAGTTAATCCTGCAACATTTTCTCCTATAATGACTTTAGGTTTAATATCGTTTGCTATTCTTAAAAATTCAAAAAATAAATCTTCTACATTGGTTACACCTTTAATATCAGAATACTGTTTTGTTTTACCAAATGCATCTTCGTGTGTATTACCTTTACCGTGAGATACCGAACCTGCCATACTAAATGCAGAACACGGTGGCGATCCATCTAGGATATCTAATTGACCCGGTTTTAAATTAAGTTTATCTAAAAAATCTTTACCTGTTAATTTTTTTATATCATCAGGTATAATAATAGTATTAGGATAATTTTCTAAATATGTTTTTCTTGCTTCTTCTACAAATTCATTTACTGCAAGTATTTTTGCACCAGCTAAACGATAACCTGTTGATGAACCACCACCGCCTGCAAAGGTGGATACTACGGTAAACAGTTCTTTCTTCTCACCTGCTAAAACGTCTTTTAAATAATACTTTTCGTATTTCATAATATAATAATATTCATTCTATCATAGTTTTTAAATAATGTCAATAAACTAATTATACTTGATTTCCCCAACTAGACCAATTATCTTTTTTATTACGAGCAAACAATTCTATATAAGGTCCTTCTAATAATTTTTCAATACGTTCATAAACTTCATCTGGTTTTTTTGAATGTTCTCTTAATTTAGATACCACTAATTGATCTACACCATTTGATATTCTTTTAGGTTTACCTTTAGTTGCTAACAAACACATTTCTGGATTGGCTCTTGTCCAATAACCCAAACCTTTAAAATATCCTGGACTTTTTTTATTTGTTTTTACCCAAGTAAATGCAACAGTTTTATATTTAAATCCCCAAGACTCAATAACTTCAAATGACATTTTTAAAAAAGGATCTGTTACCCACATTAATAGAGTTGAATCATTTTCTGATATATCTTTAACTGGTAAATTTTTAATATCTTCAATCTTCATACAATCATAATGTTGTGTAGCATTTCTTCCTTCACCTTTTTTACTATATGATTTAAAGTACCAAGGTGGATCAGCATATATTACTTTATATTTTTTATTAGGAAATGGTATCATCTATCAAAGTGTCCTCTTATTAATAGGTAATAATATAAAATGTCATAACATATAAAATTAAAAAAAGATTGTGTAACTGTAAGTTTATTATCAAATAATGATGGCACAAGTACTAAAGATAACCATAAACAAATAAGATAATGAAATCTTTTATTTTTTGGTAATGTATATAATAACCAGTTCATTATACAAAAAAACTTTCTAGTGATGATTGTTTTTCATACTTCCAACCTATGGGGTTTATTATAAAACTGATAGGATCTAAAAAAGTTTTTTCAAATTGTAAATCATAATCAATATACTGTTGTAATTTAAATTCTTTTGGTAGCTTTGTTAGATAACTTACTACATTAAATTTGAAAGGATTGGGTTCTTTTAATAATAAAAATTTAATCTTATCTCCTTCTTGTATTAAAGGATATTTGTTTGTAAGTTTCATCATTCTTAAATAGTGATTATAAATCAATGCGCCTTTAACGTGTATCGGTGTTCCTTTAATAAAAATATCAGCACCGTGTCCATATTTAGCCAGATTATTACAAGACCTTGGAAAGGATACTAATTCTGCTTCGTAGTTTGAAAATTCATTTTTAAATTTAGATACAAAAGATATTAATGTATCTTCGTCTTTATTCATTATAATTTTAATTGCATCTTTGATTTTACCACGACAAACTTCCGGAGTAGATGATCTTACAGCTTCAATACCCATAATTTTAATCTTAGGTTCGTCATATGTAATACCTTCTTCATCAAGTACATTTAACATATATCTTTTTTTAGTAGTCCATAAACCTTTGTTAGCGATTACTTCTCTTTTCATTACCATACGTTGTTTAAACGCATTAGTATATTCGGCAAGTTCTATAAAACATTTATCTATAAATGGTTCAAGTCTAGTACTTACTACTTTATCTAAAAATTTTAATACTTGTTTATCATCTTTATCTTTACAAACTTTATCTACTAGTTTACCTAATGTAAGATATATTGAATCTGTATCAGAAGCAACAACATAATCAATTTGATTTTCTGTTTGCAATATTTTATTTAAGTATTCATTTATTCTTGTTTCAATAAATCTAATTACAAATTGACCTGAAGTTGTTATTGCCGTTGCTTGTCTTACATCATAGTATCTAAAGTACTCGTTACCTATTGCGCCATACGCACTATTTAATGCAATTTTTTTAGACCATTGTATATTATGAAAACGTGAAATCAATCTTAACAATTTATTATCTTTTGTTTTTTGATATTCTTGTTTTGCTGCCATCATTTTTTCTCTATAAAAAACTCGGTCTTGATACATCTTATCTAATAGTCTAGGTAAAAATCCAGCGCTATCTGTTTTAAACATTGCACCATTCGGTGTTACACAAGCTCCTTGTGTTTTTAAATAGCCAAGTTCTGATTTTTTATAAATCAAATTATTAACACTAATGTTTGCTGGTTTCATACCTATAATTTTTTCAGGTGATATATTGTATTGCATAATCAAATGTGGATATAGTGAATTGATATCGAATGATACTATCCATTTATGTAAACCTGGTAAAGGTTCTTTTACATAAGCACCTTCATACTTTTCTTCTTTTACATTTTCTTCTTTAGGTGGTACAATTATATTATCCTCTCTTAAAAAATTATAAATTAAAGTATCCCACATTCTAACTTGACTGAATACATCATTGTAATTTACTTTTGCATCATACGCCATAGTTAAAACTAATTCAATAAGACCTAACTTATCTTCTAACTTGTCAACGATTTCAACGTCTTGTATATTATAATCAACAAAGGATTGAAAATCTTTTGTGTACCAATCTTTAAATGTATCATAAGGATTATCGTCTTTGGTTTCACCTAATTCTACTTTACCAATATAATTTAATCTATAGCTCTCTTGTTTAGTTGGTATAAATTTTTTATACAAATCTAAATAGTCTAACATAGTAATACCAAAAAGATTGTATATTGTTTGAGGTCTACCTCTTACAACTATTTGTTCTCTTTCAATTAAATTCCAAGGCGACAATTTGTTAATGACTTTATCTCCTGTCAAATTTCTAATACGATTAATTAAATAAGGTAAGTCAAAAAATTTAGTATTCCAACCTGTTATAACGTCAGGATAATTTTTTAACCAAAACTCCATAAACTGTCTTATTAATTCTTTTTCAGAATTACATCTTATATAAGTAATATCTGTTCTATTTGTCTTATAATCATTTACACCCCAAGTTATTATTTGTTTGTTGTTTTGATTTTTAACTGTTATACAAAGTATTTCTTCTATAGGATTTTCTACATCAGGAAAACCATTTTCGCAAGAAGTTTCTATATCTAATGTAAATATTTTAATATATTCTTTTAACCATTCAACTTCTCCTCTTTGAGTATCAGAAATATACTGGTATTGATATTTTTCCATTCCAAAGATGGGAGAATTTTCAGTCGCAACATTTCTTCTAAAATCTCTAGCTTCTGATATAGAATTAAACGTAATAGGTGTTAATGCAGACCCTTGTAAAGTTTTATACTGACTTGCTTTTTGTGATAATGAATATAATGTTGGTTTATAATTTAAACGTTCTTTATATTCTTTACCATTTAAAACTCCTCTTACTAAGAGTTTACCTTTATATTCAATTACTGATTTATAGAAATTCACTTAAATTACTTTCACTTTTATACATATTAACATTTTTTTTATTATATACCATTTCTTTAGATAAGTCAAATGGCATCTTATTTGTTTCTGTGTATTCTGTTTCACCAGGTTTTTTTATATACCAAATCAAATCTTTATCTTTAGGATAATTTAATGACCATTGTACTGTTGATTTTTTTAAAAACTTTCGGTCTTTTTTGGTCATAGGATAAATGTATCTAAATTGTTTACCTTTTACTCTACTTAATTTTAATTCTATTAATTGTTTTGGATTAGGTCTCATACCATATTTTCTATTTTTAGTATTTGGTATATGGCCTTGCATAGTTCTAGGGTGTACCTTTTCTCCTTGTTCAGTAACATAAGTATCAGTTATAGAAAATCCACCATACAAAAAGTTAGCAGATTGATATACATAACCAGGTTTGCCAACTAAACCATCAGCCCAAGTAAAAAGATATTTAATGTTTGTATTTTCTTTTAACCATTTAATAGACAATGAAAGTAATTGTGATTCTGAATTTCTAGGCATCTTATCGTCCATACACATCTTACCTATTTCAAAATAATCTTTTGTATCTAATTGTGGAAATAACTTTTGTATAGTATGTTTAGGTCTTGTTCCCCAACCAAAGGTAATTACACCTACTAGTTCATCACTTAAAAAACAACCAAGATAGTGTTTTGTAAGTTTAGGCATTACTGCTGAATAATGTCTTGTTGATACAAATTCAGCTGCTGTGTACTTATTCAATGGTTTTAGTATCATCATTTTTTAAATGTAAAGTCAATCCGTCAAGTTCTTTACTTAAATAAATTTGACAACCTAATCTACTAATATCTTTTTTATATCCTTTTTCATATTCTAACAATTCTAATTCTGCCATATTATCATTTATCTTAGACAATTTATCTATCCATTTTTCATCAACATAGATATGACAAGTAGCACAAGCACAACTGCCACCACAATCGCCTGGTATTTCTGGTATAGAAACTGGACTAAAATACTTAGCCGCTTCCATTACTGTACGGCCAATAGGTACCTCAACTCTAATCTTAGAGCCGTTTCTTACAAAGTATATTGTTATCATCAATCAATAATTAGTTTAGGTTTTTTTGCTTGTATAATTCCTGATCCTAAATGCTGATTGTATGAATTTCCTATTTCTGTTTTTGGATTTACCTCTGCTACGATATTGTTCTTTTTAATAGATACAGTATCTTCTTCAGCATAAGGCATATATGGTGTTAGTGCTAATGAAACAGGTCCACCTGGTTTTGATTGCATTGGTACAATCACAAATGGTTGTTTTATATCTGTTACTTCTGAATTATTGTTATCAATCTTTTGGCCAATAACATCTTCACCTGTTGATAGTCTAAATATTTTCAAATTGCTCATTATGTATCCTTTATTGTATTATATTACATTATTTACTTTTTGTCAATAGGTTTGATTCTTCTACTTAACACAAACTCTCGGTTGGGATTTACCGAGGCGTTAAATTTTCTTATCATATCCCTATTTAACAACACGTCATTACGTGATCTGATTCTTTCATCAAGACCAAATTCTACATCTTTATAAACAAACCCATTAAACGTTAAGTCTAATTTAACCACTGGCCTTTCTTCGCCTTTGTCGTCATCTACGTTTGCTCTAAAAATTTTTACTTTACGAACAAGTTTACTTGTATGTTTTTTACCATCATATTTCCAAGAAACTTTACCATCTTTAATATCTATTTCTTCGGCGTGTAATGCACTGACTTCAGCACCATTACCTGTGTCTAATTTTGCTCTTACTTTACCTACGCCATCTAATTCTATTGTTTCAATATAACCTACTTCTATTATTGATTGACGATCCCAATTGTCCCTATCGTTTATATAATCAATTATATTATCTACTAGTTGTTTACCTTTAATTGGGCCTGTTGTATTAGGTGTATCGGCATAATCTTCGTAATGATATCCTTCGTAATCAGCACCTGTGCCTGGTGAACCGTTAACTTCTAATACATAAATTTTATCTTTAAATATAATATGATCTACACCTACAATGTATGCCTTTGATGCTCTGGCCGTTCTTAAAACTATTTCTATTTCTTCATCTGATAGTTTGTATGGTTCTGCTACCGCACCTCTATGAACGTTTGATCTAAATTCACCTTTTGCTTTTACTCTTTTTGTACAAGCAAATATTTTGTTATCAACAACAAAGGTTCTTATATCAAAATCTGTTGGCATATATTCTTGTAATAATAACTCGGCATCGTGTTTAAATAAAGCTTGTACTACTGATATTAATGAGTCGTAACTATCTACTTTTACAACACCAATACCTTGTGTGCCTGTTAATGTTTTAACCACAACTGGAAATTTATTACCTATAATCTTTAATGCACTATCTATGTTCTTTTCATTAGATACAAAGGCAGTCTTTGGTGTAGGTATATTAAATTTTTCAAATAATAAAGCAGACGTGAGTTTATTATCACAAGTTAACATTGATGATCTAGTGTTTAACATAAATGCACCAGAATTTTGAAAGGCTGATATTAAAGAAAGGCCTGCTTCATCTTCAATAGCACCTGCTCTAGTAATAACAACTGTGTTTTTACCTATGAAAGTATGTTCACCATCTTCACCATCATAGTTATAAATGGTTAATGAATTTTTTTCTTCATCTTTATCTGTAATGATTGAGTGTTTAGTATTGATTATAAAACAAGGTATTTTTCTTTTCTTACAAGACCTTTGTATAAAACTAACTGTGATTTCTTTTTTAGTCTTACGATTACCAGTTTTTTGTTTTCTTACTTTAGGCGAAGATTTGGTAATAACAACTACTGTAATTGGTTCGTTGTCTTTAGGTTTTTTAGCCTCGTTTATAAAATCTCTAAACTTTGGAACTTGCATTTACTCACCTGTTGTTTCATCATCTTTTGTAATCTTTTTACCAATATTGTATTTAGCTGATAGTGTCCATTCTTTTTTTTCTTTGAATGGTAATACTTTAATTTGACTTAAAGGTGCTTTGTTTTCAGCTGCCTCTTTTTTAACTATATCTATTAAAGCCCAATCTTGCAAAAGAACAGCTATTGTATTTCTTCTTTGAATATCGTTTTCTGATAGTGTAGCAAGTTTGCCATCTAAAGCAAATAACTCTTTAAAGTGTACTATGTAATATTTACCTTGTTTATGAAGTATATGACAAGACTGAAATAATGTCTTATCTTTCCTGGATGCTACACCTATTCTTGTAAGTGTTTCTCTTACTTTCAAAAAGTCATCAGGCTGTTTGATTGTTACCTCTAACATATCCTCTATTGACCACTTAATGCTCTCACTCATTAATTTCTCCCACCTTTAAATAACTTTGTCTTAATATGTTCAAGTTGTTCTTTGGTCAATATAGTTAAGGCCTCTCTTGCCTTTTCATTACTATAACCATAATACTCTTTTACATACTCTAAATCTTTTAACTTGGTTTGTGATAACCACTTACCACCAAATCGCTTCTTTTTTCTGATACTATTTATTAAAAAATGAAATTGTAACTTCTTAGGTAGAAAGTGTAGACCGTTCATTTCGTTGGCCGGCATTAGTGTATCCCAAAACATAGAAAGACAACGATTTATAATGTAGGGTGGAAACTTCTTTTCCCACGTCAAATCGTCACTGTCTAATAGTGGTTCTTTTGTTTCGTTAATGGCTTTAAGATAATCTTTTAATTCGTAACTCATTTGAATTTACACCCAGCCATTATTTCAGTTAAACAAGCAACCATATTAATTTCTTGGTCAGCAACAAAGGCAGCCTTGTATTGATAACCAGCAATAATTAATACTGCTTGAGGTATTGATTTGGGTTCTAAATGTTCATAAAGATTGTCGTAGATACTTGTAAACAAAGCACTAGGTTCTTTATCTAGGTTTTGTATAACCCATTTTCTCATACCATT